TCGCATGCGCGTTTGCGCATGCGAGGCTTTATGTAGTTGTTTCTATCTGGAAACACAGTTAGCGGACGGGGGTCCGCCCCCTTTCAGCTGATTGTCGGTTTGTTGGGGTGCGCCCCAGCTGACCGGACTATTTGTTCTTTTCTTTTCTTGACTAGGTATCGAGAGTGTTAAACCAGCTCTCACCACAATCTTGGGAACGTCATTACCCCGAGTCGTCTTCGGACGTTTCTAGAGGTCTTGAGCATGTATGGCACATGCGATGATTGATTGACTCTTCGGAGTCTTAACCTCACCCCCTGTACCTATGGAGATTAATTGGTTAAATCTACCCTGCTAGAAGTATAATCAAAACCATTTTTACTAGCATTGTTTAAAGCTGTCTGATCATGAGGTAGTACCTACTTTCAGATGTGGTATCTTCGGGTTAGTCACTTGACCCAGTACGAAAGAAGTGACCACCAAACCAGCCCGCGAGCCACGCGATTTGGTTGTACTTGGTTTATTCTATGATGTGTACCTCCAGTGGAGGCGCGACTATTTATAGTTTCACGTTTAATGAAGTGGTGACACTTCACATAGGAGACACCTTACGATCTAATTTGTGGTGTGCGGGGAGCCGTAGACCTGTGGTGTATGTAGATTTGAAAGAGCTTGCTCTTAGTCTGTGCATCGAAAGCCATCAACGGGTGTAGTAGAACACAGGTCGATTTGTGAACAAGAAACCCCTAATCTGGGGCTTTCTGTTCGCACGGCTCTGGTATCCATAGAAACCAGAGATGTGCGATTGTAAAGCCTACAGTAGTGCCAATAAGGCACAAAATAAGATGGAGTCCGAGAAAATTTTTGGACAACACTGGCCGTTACTCCATGGTGGAGTTAGTTTCTGTTGGGATCAGACCCAAAGATTGTGTCAGTGCGTCGGAGGATGGACTGTTGTAGATCGGTGTAGTTGCGGACGTTTGTTTCATAGGCGGAAGGAAGATGATGAATATAAGGGTATTTGTGGGAGGCACAAATACCTAAAGCCTCAGTGTGGAGAATTAGCTCCAGTTTCGCTTATTTATTTATGGTTGATATTCATCTCGGTGATAATATTAGGATTGTCACCTGCTGCGAGTGTTATATGGGATTTGGTGTATATGTTGTTATTTGTATGTTTATTCGTTGTTAGTGTATATTTGTATTTGTATATATGTGTAATAATCTGGAAAACCATTTTCCAGAAACGGCGGAATGTATTTGAAGAACAACTAGGAGTACGATTACCGTCTTTTGTAACGCCAGACTTTGTTGCGCGCGAAACGACTTTGTTGCTTGCTTTAAAAACAAGTATAACGTCGAGCAGTGATAAGGCTGGAGTGATAGCTGCAATCGTTTCTTATGCTCAAGCACATAGTCAACGGTCTCTCTTAGGTCATCTTATGTCATTTATGACACTAGAAGGAGATAGAGATTGGAAAGAGATTATAGGTGAACATATAAATACGATGTTTGAGCAAGACGGTATTGACGAAGATAAATGGTTGAAGGATCTCAAGGAAGCTTTAACAAATTGGCAACAATATAGAGAAAATAAAGATATTAAAAATGTTTTAAAATTACTAAATTATGTTGTGTCAATAGGAATGTGTGAAGCTTCTAATTTAACTTTCAAAATGGGTAAACTCACACTATTTGAACCAGTTGTATATAAGAACCAGATTAATTGCATTGATTTAATGGATCTTGTGTGCACAACAGCCATTGGATTTATTGAAGGTGGTTGGCGTGTTTATAAAACAGGAGAAGTTTCTGCTTTCTTTGCCAATGATGTTGATATGCAAACTTTTGAGCAGAAATATAATCGTGTTCGAGATATCCATGGTTATTCACTAACCGGAAATCTTAAGGAGTATGCCCAAATAACGGAAGGTGATTATGAGATTCTTTTGGATGAGATTATAGCTTTAGGAGATAAACTTGCCAAGAAAGTGTCCCGTACTATGACTATTGAAAAGAAATTTATAATGGACAGATTAGATAGATTGCGTGATTGGCGGAATGAATTTATTCAGGTTCGCACACGTGGTGGACTTAGAAAGTCTCCCTTCGCAATTTCTCTATACGGTGATACTGGTGTAGGAAAGAGTACTTTAAACAAGTTAACTTATGAAGCAATCGGACGTTATAATAATATTGATGTATCTGACGAACGAGTTGCTACATGGGCTGATAATGACAAGTACGCTTCCAATATTCGATCTTCAACAAATGTAATTATATTTGATGATCATGGTAATACATCTCCAAAGTTCATGGATTTCTCCCCAGTATATCGCCTAATTCAAACTATTAATAATGCAATGTTTCTTGCTCCAATGGCTGAAGCTTTTCTTAAAGGGAAAGTTGCTTTGCATCCGTGGATAGTGATGGTCACTACCAATGTAGAGCACCTTTTGGCAGAGCAATATTCAGAAAAACCTGAGTCTGTTCTGCGCCGTCTTTTCCATGTCAAAGTTCATGTACATTCAGATTTTATGACAGATGGAAGGTTGGATTCGGAAAAGGTTAAGGACGAGTTTGGAATGAAAAGAGATGCTGATATTTGGTTAATAAGTGTAAGGAAGTGTGTAATAGGAATGCCTAAAACACCTAACTCCAATAAAAACCAATATGAGTTGCAACCAATAACGTTTGAAGGTAAGAAAATGGAATTTGTCGATGTACATACGTATTTGCGTTGGGCGCAGGTGGCTTCCAAGGATCACTTTGATTATCAGGCAGAATTAGTTGAAATGAATACTGCAAAGGATGAGCGAAGTGAATGTTGTGAGTCATGTGGATTTGCCTTTTGTAGTTGTGGAACTTTTATGCCTGAACAAAGTTCACGCCTTCCTAGTTTTGTTGATCCTAACGTACATCCTGATGATGATTCTGTAGTTGGAGAACTTGATGATCTTTGTCATGGATTGAGAACTATGTTAGGAGTCGATGAATACTTTGAAGAGCAATCATCCCCATTATTCAGAAGTATTCTTAGGAATATCTTCTGGTATTGTTTTGGGTATGTCCTTGGTATCATAATTAATGTTATTATCAGTATACTACAAGTGCCTAGCGAATCTAGAATTCCCATGTTGAGATTTTACGCAGCTTGGATTAACAATCACTTCAGAGCTTGGAGAGATAGATTACGGCGAGCTTCAATGTGGAACTTATACAGATTTGCACGATGGCAACAGCAACAGCGGTGGAATATCAGAGCATTTTTCTGGCGATTAAGAGAAACTAGAACTGAGGATCTTATACATTTGGATAACTGGTATAATGATTCAATATTTGATTGGATTGCCTGGGTTCCAGAGTCCTTCATCACGTCCCCATGGGTGACGTATGTTGTACTCTATGCGCGTAGGTATGAAATATTGAATCGTCAATGGAAAGTTTTGATTTTGTATGTTGACGTTATTTTCGTATGTGCTTGGTGGATTAGTAAAGGATGGTATATCTCAAGTTTAATTATATTTTATGTCACACTTTTGAGTATGGCCGTTATCCTATATTATGAGAAACAAGCAGTGAAACAGGAATTGCTACAACGGAACAACGCTTTACCAGCATATGTTAGGATCTTCAGAGAACATTCAGGGAAATTGCTATTAGGAACTGGATTGTTTGGTTTGTATTATATCATTCGCTGGATATATGGAATGAAAGCGACTTTTGCCCCTCAAGGTAATTTGAGTCCGGATTCTATAGCAGATGTAGCAGCACGAGATGCTGAACCAAACGTTTGGGCTGAAAATTATATCTCTCCGTTACCAATGAGTACTGCTTCAAAAACCACAACATCACATGATTTAGCAAATCTGTGTTGCGAAAATTTAGTGTATGTGGAAAGTAAGAAGCATTTTGTACGTGGATTTTTCATTGAAAGTAATTTCATGATTTTACCAGCGCACTTTGTCAAGAGACACTGGGATGATGGTGAAACCGACTTCGACGTTCGATGTTGGAGACGAAATCCTAGGGTAACAGGAGGAAATTTTCGGGACAAGATAGCAAAAGACTACACATATTTAGTTCCAGGAACGGACTTTGCTATATGCTGGACTCCTAGTGCAGGAAGCATGGTAGACTTGAAAAAGTTTTTGCCATATGGACCAGTATCTGATTCCGAAGCTACATTCATCCTTAAGGAGAAGAGTAGTGAAGTAGAATTTGCAAAGACGTTTTACAAACATGATAAAACTGGTATTGATCACCATTCGATGAAAAATATACCAGGAGGAACGTATAAATTACCCTTCAATACAAAAGATGGTATGTGTATGTCACCCCTAGTTTCCAGAGGGAGAGGGACAACCATCCTTGGTTTCCATTTGTGTGGACAGGGAGCTACTGGAGGTTGTGGAAATCTGACACTTGGACAGGTTGAGTTAGGTTTGCGAACTCTCGCAAACGTCCCTGGAGTTGTCAGAACAGTTAGTCAAGGAACTTTGCCCAAAGATCAATTTGGAACAAAACTAATTGAAAGTGGAGTGGTGCATCCGAAGAGTGCTACTCGCTATTTAAGTGAAGGTTGTTCAATTGAGGTTTTTGGGTCCACTTCTGGTAGAGCTACACCTATTTCGCGTGTCGTTCCTACTATTATATCAGACATTGTTACAGAAGTTACCAATGTCCCACAGAAGTGGGGGCCACCAAAGTTGAAGGGAGAAGGGATATATCCATTTCAAGTGGCCTTAGAACAATTGTCCCACCCATCTATGTCTTTAGGAAGTATTGTTGGAAAATCTGTTCGTTGTTTTCGTTTGCAATTTATCAAGATACGGCAAAAATTGCCAGAACTCTTTGTTGAATGCAAGCCCTTGTCAGAGGTAGAAACTGTATCAGGTAAGAAGAATAGGCGATTTATTGATGCAATGAATTTCAATACGTCACCTGGATGGCCCCTATCAGGGAAGAAGCTCGAGATCTTAATAGATTTAGAGCCAGAACTCTACCCTGATATAGGTTTACCTAGAACATTTATTCCATCAATTTGGGAAGAAGTGAGACGGATTAAAGGAATTTTGTTGTCTGGAGAACGTGTTTATTGTGTATGGAAAGCGTGTTTAAAGGATGAACCTACAAAATTAACCAAAGAAACTGTCCGAGTTTTTCAGAGTGCTCCTATAGCACTCCAACTTCTTATTCGCATGTATTTCTTACCTATTGTTCGAATTATTCAATTGAATCCCTTGATGTGTGAATGTATGGTCGGAGCAAATGCTGAAGGACCAGAATGGGAACAATTGAATGATTTTATGAACTCCAAAGGAAAGAACATTCTGGCTGGCGACTATAGTAAGTATGATCAAAGAATGCCTGCTCAGTTAGTAACTGCAGCATTCTCTATTTTGATATGGGTCGCAGAGGAATTATGTGATTATCCTAAAGAAGATGTTAAGTTAATGAAAGCGTTAGTAGCTGAGATTACATACCCAATGATGGCTTACAATGGCGATATGATTATGTTATTTGGATCTAACCCTTCAGGGCAAAATCTAACTGTCATAATTAACTCGCTCGTTAATAGCTTATTATTAAGGAGTTGCTACTATACGGAATATCCAGATGAACCAGTTGGATCTTTCACTGACTATTGCGCATTTGGGACATATGGAGATGATGTAAAGGGCTCCGTTTCGGAATTAAGACCCAAATTTAATCACATCTCTTTTGCTAAATTTTTGTCACAATTCGATATGAAATTTACTATGCCTGATAAAACTTCCATTGCCACTGAGTATATGGAAGCGGATGAAGCAGACTTCCTCAAACGGAAAAATCTTTATAATCCAGATTTGAAGGCTAATGTGGGAGTGTTATCTGAAGATTCAATCTTTAAAAGATTACACTCACATTTATTATCGAAGGAGTTGACATTAGAGCAACAATCCGCGCAAAATATTGACACTTCTCTTCACGATTGGTTCTATTACGGAAGAGATCATTTTGAGTATCGTCTTAATCAGATGAAAGACGTTGCTGCTCGAACTGGAATTACCCATTTGTGTCATGGGTTCGGCAGAAGTTATGATGAGCGTGTACAAGAGTGGTTACAAAAATATAGACCACAAGACGCTAATTCTGTCATTCCAGATCGTATTACCTTTCAGGAAGGTTAGTAGGTTAAATCTTCCTGCCCCGAAATCCATCGGGGTTCTAGTGTACAGTTAAAACGGGTTATGTATATATGGTTACCGTTTGTTTAAATATTTTGTTTTTGTGTATTATAACATTTAGGCTTTGTACATATGGTGCAGTCCTCGTACTGCACTCCTATTTAGGAGAGTGGCTGGCCACCACACTACAAAAACCCTCACTCGAGTTTGAGTTAGCTCGAGATTTTGTTGTATATATAAACTTACTGAACATAGCAATTTTAAAATAAGAAAAGCCAATAATAAATTGGCATCCCAAAACGTAACATTCAACGATCAAACTGATCCATATTTGTATGATGTTGATAGTCCTATCGATTCGACACGGATGTTACAAGACTCAAGTGATGCGACTTTAGACAACTTCTTTTCGCGTCCTATAAAGATAGCAGAATATGAGTGGAGTACAACGCTCCCAACAATTGCACAAGATTTTGATCCCTGGTCACTCTATTTTCAAAATCCCAGAGTGGCTAACCGGCTTGTGAATTATAACCTTTTGCGTTGCAAACTTTATTTGAAGTTTGTTATAAATGGAAACGGTTTTCTATATGGTAGAGCTTTAGTCTCCTATCTCCCGCTCGATGTATACGACGATTTGTCGACAAATGCTGCTCTTATTAGACAAGACTTAGTACAAGCTAGCCAACAACCGCATGTTTTCTTAGATCCTACTACATCTCTAGGAGGAGATATGTGTCTTCCATTCTATTATAACGAAAATTACATAAACATACCTGATGGAGACTGGAATCTCATGGGTCGAATATTTGTTCGTACTCTATCAGATCTTAAACATGCTAATGGGGCTACTGACCAAGTTACAATTTCTTGTTTTGCGTGGGCTGAAGATGTGGAGTGTTCTGTTTTAACTATCGCAGAACCTACAACTTTAGTTCCACAAATGGGTACTAACGAAGTTGATGAAGCAAATCAAAAGGGTGTAGTTTCTGGACCTGCCTCAGCAGTTGCGAAAGTAGCGGGAAAGCTAAAAACTATTCCTTACATTGCACCTTATGCTCTTGCTACGGAAACTGTGGCTAGTGCAATTGGTGCAATGGCAAAGGTCTTTGGTTATTCAAGACCAACGACTACACGCGTACCAGAGGCATATCGCCCCACGCCTGCTGCTTCATTAGCACTGACCAATGTTCCAGATACTGTTCAAAAACTTACAGTAGATGAAAAACAAGAACTAACTATAGATCCAAAAATTGCAGGTATAGGTTCATGTGATTCATTAAGTATCAAGAGCATAGCTTCAAGGGAATCATACTTAACGAGTTTCTCCTGGAATGTAGGAACAGCACCAGAAACATTACTGTGGAATGCAAGAGTTGACCCATGTACTTGGGCTGAGTCATCTGGACCCCCAGTTGCTTTTCATTTTCCAGCGTGTGCAATGGCAGCACTGCCATTTAAGTATTGGACAGGTACTATGAAATTTAGGTTTCAGATTGTCTGTTCAAACTTTCATAAAGGGAGATTGAAAGTGGTGTATGATCCTAACGCATTATGGAATGGTACTACCATATCCACTGAGTATAATACAAACTATATGCGTATTGTGGACATTTCGGATGAGCAAGATTTCACAGTAGAAATTGGGAATGGTCAGAGTAATACACTTTTGGACCACCACTTGCCAGGTGTCGATGCTGTAACACAAATGTATTCTACCAGTGTTTACACAAATCGTGAAGAAGGTAATGGTGTGATATCTGTAATGGTTGTGAATGAATTGACAGTGCCTAATAGTACAGTCAATAATGATATTACAGTAAACGTTTTTGTTTCGATGGGTGATGATTTTGAGGTTTTTGTACCTGATAACCATTTCCAAAAATTTGTGTTTAAACCACAAATGGGAGATATGTCTGATGTACAAGAAACGACAGAACCAAGTAAACCAGTTCAAGACGAATCTTTGAACTTAGGACCCACTAAACAAGATACTGAGCTTATTAATAAAGTGTTTACAGGTGAAGCTATTGCATCCTTTCGTACCATGTTGAAGAGATATAATGCATGGACAACAATTGGGAATAATAATGGAGGTCAACAATTTACGCGTGTCCAACTTAGTGCGTTTCCCTATCTAAGAGGAAACGTTAACGGAGCAGTTAACCAACAGGTTTCATTGGCTCCATACAACTTTTGTCAAACTGTCTTGTTACACTGGGTTACAAATGCTTTTTCAGGATGGAGAGGATCCATTCGATATAAGGCGTTACAACGCGGTGGATGGGCAGATAGGACAACACTGTATGTCACACGTGAAGGGTTTAGTTCGACCCCTTATGCATATACTCAATTGGGTTTTTCAAGTCCCGTAAATCAGAGCCGTGCAGCATTTGAGAGTCTAAACTCCAACTATGTACCCTCAGGAACACTCGGAGCAGCTTATACACACGCAATGGTTAATCCCACATTGGAGTGGGAAGTACCTTTTTATTCGCGTTATAGGTTTGCCGCAGGTAAAGAGGAGAATCACACATCATCGACTGCACAGTGGAATAACAATCAAGCAATTTTAATGTATTTACACGATTCTGCTTGTCGAGTTGATCTTTTTGTAGCTGCAGGAGAGGATTTCCAAGTATATTTCTTCACAGGCTTACCTCGTATGTATTATGAAGCAGCCCCCCCAAATCCCGTTTAAGAGCGGAAGAGCCCCAAGTAGCACAGGGCTATATAAATATGACTACTGCAGACAATACCGCGTTCAACAATCAGAGGGATCTGACCGTCCATCCTAGGGTAAGGTGGCTAAGGGGAACCGGAGGGATTATTGTTCAAGTGGAGTATCAGAGCATTTTTCTGGCTATTAAGAGAAGCTAGAGTGACTTTGAGTCAAATGGGTAGCTCCCCATCTCCCACAAGAGTTAGTGTACTGTGGTCGTACACGGGTCCTAGTATTGGGACCGGACTATGCCGAATTAATTTTGATGATCGAAAATTTTTACCGGCAAGTCCGGGTTTTTAGTAGATCGCAACTTTATATAGCAAGTCCAGTCACCGTATTGCGGTGATAGGAGGTTCTAAAACGCATGAACCTTCTTTGGATCATAAATGCG